AAAGTGCAGATGTGAAGGCGATGGTTGCACTGTTTCATACTGATACAGTTAAAGCTGCATATGCAAAATATTTAGAGAGTATTGAGATAGAATAATGACCATAGTAAGATTAGGTGCGAAAGCGATTGACACATCAGACCCAGTATTAGGTCAAGTTCTTGCGTCAGCAGAAGGTGTTTCTCTTGGTAGTAGAAATATAATTATCAATGGCGATATGCGAATAGCTCAAAGAGGAACGTCTGCTACAGGTGTTACATCGTCAGATTATTATACCATAGATAGATGGAAGAATACTCAAAGCAATGATGCAACACTTACAATTTCTCAAGTAACAGATGCTCCTGCTAATACAGGACTAGTGCATTCGTATAAAGTAGATGTAACAACAGCAGATACTTCTATTGCGGCTACTCAGTACCAACACATTCAACATACACCCGAAGCTCTCAATTGTCAACATCTCATGTATGGAACTGTTAACGCTAAAACTATAACATTATCATTTTATGTAAAATCTAATAAAACAGGAACTTATGGATTTTGTTTATCAAAAGTTGATACAACTAGATATGACTATGTTGCTGAGTATACAATCAATGCAGCTAATACTTGGGAAAGAAAAATAATTACAATAGTACCAGACAGTAACATTAAAGCATCTGGTGGTGCGATTGCTAATGACAATGGAATAGGTTTTAGAATGAAATGGATTTTGGCTTCTGGTACTGATAGACAGGGTACAGCTAATACATGGCACTCAGCAAATCCTAAAGACACCACATCTAATCAAGTAAACTTTTTAGATAATACAGCTAATGAATTTTTCTTGACAGGTTGTCAATTAGAGGTAGGCACAGAGGCAACAGAATTTGAACATACAAATTTTTCAGAAGAACTTAGAAAATGTCAGAGGTATTTCTATTTGATAGATGCAACAGCTAGTGCAGGCGATGAAAACTCTCCTATAGTGAGAGAAAGTGCTACACAAGCTGCTCTAACTTACTTCTTACCTACGAATATGAGAAGCACACCTTCAGTAGAAGGGTCAAACTATGGTCGAATAGTTGGTTACACTACTTCATTTGGTGCAGCTGCAACTGCAACTGTTACAAATATGACTGTTAGAACAAATATTAATGACGGACAAAAAATCGACTTGAATCTTACACATGGTTCGTTTGCTGGCGGAAGAGTTTTTTCTCATCATGACAGAAACGCTCAGGCAGGTGTAATGGGGCTTGATGCAGAGTTGTAGGAGTTATTATGGAAATTAAAAACGCTAAATATGTAGAAGATAAAGATGGTAATAAAATAGGAATTTCATGCACCTTTGGTGATAAGGTTATATCTGCCCCTATACACGCATCAAATCGTCACTATGAAGAAATAATGAGACAAGTTGAGGCAGGCACTATAACAATCAAAGATGCAGACTAAATAGAATAAAGAGGAAACACGATGCCATTATCAAGACTTACAGGAAATGCAATTGAAGACGGTACTATTACTACCGCTGACCTTGCCGATAATGCAGTTAATTCTGCAAAGATTGGTGTTGACGTTATTGCTGCAGAAGACCTTGCAAATAATGCTATTACAACCGCTGAAATTACAGACGGTGCTATTACTCAAGCAAAATTAAATGCTAATGTTGCGTTGGGTCAAGGATATTATATTTCAAAAGATGGTAGTGTAGTTGGAAATGCAAACGGTAGAGATAGTTTATTTCGTGTAAATCTAAACGCAACTACTGGTAACGTAACAATTGCTGCTAACAACAATGCCTCTGTTACGGGCCCATTGACAATCGCAAATGGTACAACACTTGCCATTACGAACACTGGAAGGTTAGCAATCATATGAGTACGTTATCAGTAGACTCTATTAACGGGCAAACAGTTGCAAGTAAGGTTTCAATTCCTGGCCATATTGTAGGCGCACAGGTTAGTCAAATTACGACAAACTCTTCAAGAGCAAGCGCACAAAGTTTTGCTGATGATTTTGTTTTTACAAATTACACACCAAAATTAACAACAAGTACAGTTATTATACAGGGTGTTGCTAACTTTGACAGTGATAATACAAGATACTGTCGATACAGATGGGTCATTAATGGTGCAAATTTTCTTTCAACAGGAACGGCGACTCCAGTGTACACTCATCAATTTTATAGTAATACATCAATGAATAATTATGGGTATATGCCATCAACAATTATTACTAGTGTAAGTAATACAGATGGTAGTGCTATTACTGTTAAATGTCAAGGTCGAACAAATAGTGGAACTTTGTATAGAAATAGGTCGGCTAACGTAGACAGAACAGGTTCACCCTCATCCGTATTGTATTTAGAAATAGCACCATAGGAATAAGATATGAGTACATTAATTACAGATAATGTGAACACTGGTACAATCAAAGATTCTACTGGTAATACAACTGCAATCAGTATTGATAGTGGTGGTAGAGTTGGTTTATCTCAAAACCTAGTAGAAACTTGGGCACTTAATGCTAGTTTTACTGCTCCTGCATCTGATAATATCGTTGGTGATACAACAAACAGTACTTGGAGAAAGGTGACATCTGTACCCTTTGCTGATAGAGGTAGTAATATGACTGTGGATAATAGTAATGGTCGATTTACTTTTCCACACGCTGGAGTTTTTAGAGTTATGTGTCAATTAAATCTTATTGGTGATGAGGCTACTGATAATAATGTTCAGAATGAAATAGATTACTCTACAGATAGTGGTTCAAATTTTAGTAATATTGGGGTGCAAGTAAGAGGTGGAAATTATCGTTCTAGTGGTGGATACACGCTCGTAAACGAAGCAATCTTTAATGTAACAAATGCCTCAACCTTTCGATTGAGAATTAATCTTGGAAGTGCAACTGGTACAACCTGTACTGGTGGTGCCTCAGATGATGCTATTTACAGTAAGATTATATTTGAACAAATTTAAACCAATTGTAGGATAAAGATATGAGTACATTAAAAGTTGGAACAATTCAAGACCACGCAAATTCAAATAACGCATTACTTATTGATAGTAGTGGTCGTATCACTGCACCAGCTAACCCAAAGTTTAGTGTTCGTTTAGGAACTACAACTGGTAATACTGATTATACTACTCCGGCGAATATTCCTACTTATGATGTTCCACTTGATACGGAGGATTTTGATATCGGTGGGTGTATGTCGATAACAGGAAGTGTTGCTACATTCACCTCACCAATAACAGGTTATTATCAATTTAACTTAACTGTTACATTTCAAAGCGCTGGCAACTCAACACACGTTAACACTTTTTTTGATGTAAACGGTACGCTAACTTCCGACTTGGCTGATAATCATTATCGTGTTATCACAGACCCAGAAGGTGGAGGGTATCATACCCTTGCACAGAGCGCTTTAATAAATGTACCAGCTGGTCAAACAGTGAAACCAAAACTTTATGTCGCCACTGATACTACTGTTGCTATTCGCAGGGGCACTCGTTTTCAAGGATTTTTAGTTCCATAACTCCAACGCACTTTCCTTATAAATAGATAAAAGGAGACTGTGTGAATGGCGTCTATTACAAATATATTTATTGACCAAGGTGCAACTTTTTCAAAGACAATAACAGTCAAAGACACAAGTGGTAATGCACTAAATTTAACAGGATTTACTGCGATTGCACAGATACGCAAATCGCCCTCATCCTCTACGTCTGTTAGTTTTTCTGTGGCATTTGCTGCTGATAGAACTACAGGTCAACTCACAATATCCCTTACATCAACACAAACGGCCGCTCTTGAAGCAGGACGTTATAATTATGATGTTCTCATAACAGCATCTAGTGGAGATAAGACTAGAGCTGTAGAAGGTATAGCAAATGTTAACGCAAGTGTCTCAAGGTAAGGAAGAATAATATGGCAAATCCAAATTCAAGAGCAAACCTAAAAGAATATTGTCTTAGAACTCTTGGTAAGCCTGTGATTGAAATCAATGTCGATGATGACCAAGTAGAGGACAGAATTGACGAATCGTTACAATACTTTGCTCAATACCACTACGATGGTGTGGAGAGGATGTATTTAAAACATCAAATCACACAGGCAGAAATCGACAGGGCCGCAACCAATACTTCGGTAACTGCAACAGATACGGTAGATAACTCAATCACTGCAACATGGTTAGAAGGTAAGGGGTTTATACCTATACCAGATAGTGTGTTATCTGTTGTAAAAGTATTTGACTTTACTGATAAAGCAAATCTGAATTTGTTCGATGTTCGTTATCAGTTAAGATTAAATGACCTATACGATTTCTCAAGTACTTCAGTATTGCATTATCAAATGACTATGCAACACCTAGATTTTCTTGACCATATTCTTGTTGGAGAAAAACCAATCCGTTTTAATCAACACCAAAACAGATTATACATAGACATGGATTGGGGTAACGATGTAACTGCTGGTGAGTTTATCATCATTGAGTGTTATAGAAAATTAGACCCAACCACATATACAGATGTTTTTAACGACATCTATTTAAAAAGATATACGACTGCACTTATTAAAAGACAGTGGGGTGCAAACCTCTCTAAGTTTGAAGGTGTGCAGATGTTGGGTGGTGTAACATTAAATGGTGCTGCAATCTTTGAACAAGCAAATGCAGATATCGAAAAACTAGAAGAACAAATCCAACTTGCATATGAGTTGCCACCAGATTATATGATGGGTTAATACTATGCCAACAAACGTATATTTCGATACAGGTACGAAACCAGAACAACATCTCTATGAAGACTTAATGATAGAGCAGTTGAAGATTTATGGTCAAGACGTATACTACATTCCAAGAACTCTTGTGAAGGAAGATGAGTTATTGGGTGAGGACGCATTGTCTAAATTTGACGATGCATATCTAATTGAAATGTATTTTGAGAACGCAGAGGGTTATGAAGGTGAAAAAGAAATCATGACCAAGTTTGGTCTTGAGATGAGAGATGAAGCAACCTTTGTTGTTGCAAAAAGAAGATTTGAACAACTTGTATCTGGTGATACGAATCTAATCGTGAAGACCAGACCAAATGAAGGTGACCTTGTTTACTTTCCAAAAGTGAAGAAGATATTTGAGATTACCTTTGTAGACCATGATGACCCATTCTATCAAGTTCACAATGTACCAGCATTCAAACTAAAAGTCAAGACCTTTGAATACAGTTCAGAAGATATGGATACTGGTATTGCAGAGATTGATGCAATTGAAACAGATAACTCACTTGATGCTGGATTGCATCAGTTGTCTATGGAAGATGGTACAGGTTCAATCCTGTCAGAAACAGGACACTATATAATACTAGAAACTTATAAAGTTGACACCATTGATGAAAATGCAATGAATGATTTCTTTGAAACCGCCGATGATACAGTTTTAGACTTTACGGAGTCTAATCCATTCGGTGATATTGGAAGGTTAGGATAATATGTTAGGACAACAATTTTACCATGAAACAATGCGAAAGGTTGTCGTTGCCTTTGGTACAATGTTTAACAACATTCAGTTAGTAAGAACTAACAATGCTGGAGAAGTAACGCAAACGATGAAAGTTCCTCTTGCGTATGGCCCAAAAAATAAATGGTTAGCAAGACTTAGAGAAGACCCCAATCTTACAAAAAAGGTTGCGGTTACTTTGCCTCGTATTGGTTTTGAGATTGCAAACATATCATATGACCCAGCAAGAAAACTAAACTCAATACAAAAATTTAAAAAAGTAAACTCATCCTCTGATGGTAAGAGTATGAGTCAACAGTATATGCCTGTGCCATACAATATGGACTTTGAGTTATTCGTGATGGCAAAAAACTCTGATGATGCATTACAGATTGTTGAACAGATTCTTCCATTCTTCCAACCAGATTATACTGTGACACTTAACGATAACGCTACGATGGGTACAACAAGAGATGTGCCAATTGTATTAACTAATGTTAATTATTCAGATGAGTATGAGGGTGATTTTGTAACAAGACGTAGTATTATCTATACACTATCATTCACTTCTAAGTTTTATCTTTACGGGCCTGTCACTGACCAGAAGGTTATTAAGACAGTTCAAGTTGACCAGTACACAGATATGCCTCTTACTGCACCTAAGAGAGAACAGAGATATTCTGTTACACCAAATCCAGCAAGTGCAGATGCAGACGATGATTTTGGATTTAATGAAACAACCTCATTCTTCCAAGACGCAAAGAACTATGATGAAACAACTGGTACAGACAAAGATGATGCATAAATACTATAAAGGATTAAGATATGGCAATTAGACAAGTAGTTTCTCGCTCAATCGCAGACGGCACAATCGCAACTGCTGACATTGCAGATAGTGCTGTGACTACAGCAAAGACCAGTGGTCTTACTGCTGGTGAAGGTTTTTATCAAGGTGAAAATGGTTCAACTTCACAAACATCTAAGAAAGGTGATATTTTTCGTGTGAATGAATCAACTCTAAACACTAGTGTGACTATTGCAGCTGGTGATAATGCATCATGTTCTGGGCCTTTAACTGTATCAACATCTGGAACTGTAAATCTTACAGTCAATGGAAATCTGACGATTATATAGGGGATAGAGAATGGCATCAACATTATCAGTAGATAATATTCAAGGTTCTGCATCAGCAAACACAATAGACATGAGTGGTGTCACTAATTTACATCCACCTGCTGGAATGGTGATTCAAGTAGTTCATGGTAAACTTACAGGACAAGTTGCTACAACTGGTGTCAATGGTTCTGCATACATAGTTGATATTGGATTAAACGCAACCATTACTCCAAAATTTGCAAACAGTAGAATTAAAATTGATGTTACCACATATGTTGGTGCTGACCAAACAAATGCATCTGGTTATATTCAGTCATACATGATATACAAAGCAGGCTCTGGATTAACTGATACATTTGGTAATGGTGTTGGTGGTAGAAGACCA